TGACCGTGGCACCTTACCAAAAAAGAGGGGTCGTTTTTTCCATAGACTTTATAAAAACTTTTTAAACAAAAACAAAAAACAAAAAAAATATTTTTTAAAATGGTTTATTACCTATATTATGTTAACTATACAGAACATATATATAATATGATAAGGGAATATAAGGTCTTATAAAAACCATAAGACCATTTTGCTCTGCGTTGGGTTTGTTGTTGGGGTGGTGGGGTTTGATTCTGCCGTTATAATGAATTATAATATTCTTGTAATTTTTGAATTCTATTATCGTTATATTCCATAATTGGTTTATATTTGTCTTTTTGCTTAGGATTGTTATTTGAAATCATATCACTTTGCAATTCGCTTTTAATATCTGCTAAGTCCATTAATGTCTTTTTAATATGGTTTTTAATAGTAGCAGTAGAATTGCCTGATGATTTCATTTCATTTATAATAAAATCAATATTAAATATATATCGTTCGTTAATAAATGATGGTAATGATTTTTTTAATGCTTTCTCGGCAGTTGTAAGTGAATTATACTCATCTTTAATAACTGTACTTTTATATGGCTGGCTCGGGACTTTCTCACCTTTTAATTTGGCTGCAGTTGCTCCATCAGCTTTAATACAACGCCCAGTTTTAGGATTAAGAATTTTACCTTCTCCGCACGTTTTCTCAACTGATTTGCTTTTATATAGTTTCTTAGCTGTTGGACCATCTTTTTTAACACATCGTTTGGTTGTAGGGTTTAAAATCTTACCATCGGGGCAAGTTTTAATATTATCCATAATTCTAATATATAATAATAAAAATAAAATTAATTATTTCTTTTTTTTTGTAAAGTATTAACACCCATTAATATAGTTTTATAAGATTGTTTATTTTTGCTAACATCATATATATGTTTAAAGGTTTTATCAGTTAATATAAAATATGCAGTTGAGATATCATGATTATTAGGGTATTTATCACTTAAATAAGAATATGATTTTTTAATTTCATCGATATCATTCGTAAATGACAAATTTAAAACTTTGTATGCTTGATCGTGGGCTATTTCATCATAATTCGGCACAAATGGAGAATTTGAATCGGCTTTTTTATTTAATTTTAATTTGACTGCAAGTGCTCCATCAGCTTTAATACAACGCCCAGTTTTAGGATTAAGAATTTTACCTTCTCCGCACGTTTTCTCAACTGATTTACTTTTATATAGTTTCTTAGCTGTTGGACCATCTTTTTTAACACATCGTTTGGTCGTAGGGTTTAAAATCTTACCATCGGGGCAAGTTTTAATATTATCCATAATTCTAATATATAATAATAAAAATAAATTAATTATCTTAATCCCTGTAGTCTATTAATATAATTTAATATATCACCATAAGGAGTATACATACTAACATTATCATAATATCTTTTATATTCTGGATTTCTTAATACATTATATGCAGATGTTATTTCTTGTGTTACTTTTACAGACTGAGGATTATTACGTGTTTTATCTGGATGATATTTTTGTAATAATTGTGCATATGATTTTCTAATCTCTGCATCAGTTGAATTAACTTTAACTCCTAATACTTTATATATTTGGTCAAATGCAATAGAATTATGATTAGGCATAAACACTGTAAATTTAAGCGGTTTAGCTACTGGAGCTGGTTTAGGTTCTGGAGCTGGTTTAGGTTCTGGAGCTGGTTTAGGTTCTGGAGCTGGTTTAGGTTCTGGAGCTGGTTTAGGTTCCTTTTTAGGTTTTGGTTCCTTTTTAGGTTTTGGTTCCTTTTTAGGTTTTTCAGGTTTTGGCTCTGCTTGTGGTGGTGGTTGTGGTGGTGGTGGTGCTCCTGCTCCTGCTTCAGGTTTCTTATTTAATCCTAATTTCTTTGCTAATGCTCCATTAATATCGATACAACGACCAGTTTTTGGATTATGGACCTTTCCAGGTGGGCAATCTTTAGCAGGTCGGGGTATTTCTCCTGATTTAAATAATTTTTTAGCTGTGGGACCATCAATTTTAATATATCTTCCAGTTTTGGGATTAACGATATAACCCTCACGTGGCATTTTATCAGGCATTCTAATTTATATAGATATATTATATATGCGTCAAATCCTTATATACATTATATTAACGAAATTAAAGTTTAAAAAAATAAATGTTTATAATATATATATGGCTTTTGGTTCGCATTTAATATTAGATGCTACAGGATGCGATGCAGATAAAATAAGAAATATCGAGAATATAAATGAGTTTATAAATAAATTATGTATAATTGGTAATATGAAACGTAAAGGACGTTTAATAGTTGAGGAATTCGAGGATAATGAATTTAATCGTGATAATGACTTAGTCGGTTATTCGATAGTCCAGATAATATCATTATCAAATATAACTCTACATATAAATTTTATTTCTAAAACCATTTATATGGACTTTTTCACATGTGGTGAATTATACACTAATAAAGTAATAGAATTATTTAATTATCATTTTAATTATAATAATTATAAAAAAATAATAATATATCGTGATGCTAATGAACCTAATAATTTAATATTAGTTTAATTACATATGATAAATGCCTAGTCGTTTCCCTTTATCGTCATAATGTCCCAATTGTTTGACATTTTCAGCACCTTTATATTGTCCAAGTCTAACAGCTTTACCGGTTTTATAATCACCATATGCAGTTCCAACGTTTTCAGCTAGCGAAGTAATACCGCCAATATAGTCCATGCTTTCTAATATATAATGATATTATTTTTTAAAGTATAATGATAATAAATAATATGAAATATCATATAATAATTTATAAAATCGTTTATGCCAATTAGTATTATCATATGTTATTAATTGGAAATGAATATATGAATTAGGGGCATCGAGTATATACTCTTGATATTCATTCATTATGCTAAAATTTATATTTTTTATATTTTTATTTGAAATTTCAATTTCTCTATTACTAGTATTAAAATAATTAATAGTTGAGAATAATGGAATATCACGAGGTAACCAGCATATTATATCGCCAGTCCCCGAATTTGCCGAATACTTATTAATAAAATTATTTTGAACATTAGTATCAAACACAATATCACTTACCAAAACAATTTTAGAATATGGCAACATATTAGCGAACGTTTCACTATAATATTCATTTGGATATATTAATTCATATGATGTTTTATTATAACCGAATAACGATGCACAATTTAAAGGATAAAAAAAAAGATTACCAGCAATAATACCATTACTAACGACAATATAATATTTATTCGTTGATTTATTATAATTAAATGCTAATGGTCGAGAACCAGCCGTTAAAATTGTATTTATTGTATCTCTTAAACTTGTTGCGGTATATGAACCGTCGGGGATAGTTATAAAATAATCGACATTCAAATATTTTATTTTAAATTGGTTGTTTTTGTGAGTACTTGAAACGGTAAGCATACTATTCATAATTGAAAAGTCAATTAATTTAAATTTTATTTTTTCATTATTTTTAATATCAATATTAATATCTAATGGTATACTAAAATTATAATATGTTTCATATGACTTTTTAAATTCACTACAATAATAAATATCTTGTGTTAAAGTCATTCTTCTATTTATATAAATATTTATTTATATTGTGAGACTGTATTATCAACGATCATATCATCATCTTCAAATAATAACCCAATTATAAAATGACCAGCTCCACTAGTTACATTAATACTAAATCCAGTATCACGATTAATAAAACTGCTATTAACTTTAATAGTAATATTATTAATTAGTTGCGGTGTTAATGTTAATGAATAATCATTATTAGGAAGCATACCAGTTGAGCCAACATGTGAAACATGCAATAATGGAAATGCTTCCTTATCACTACACCAATAGCAGTCCGGCTCATACATTAAATTTTTAGCTTTAATATACATAGGCTGCGAACTATTCTCATTTTCTGTAAATGATATAACTTTTAGTTTAGTTTTATTATATAGTTGAAATGGCGGAATATCGAACGAGAATTCATAAAATATACAAGCACCAGAAGTAGCTCCATTATTGACACTTGAAGTAGCATAAAAAGTATTTAACCAAATAACCCGGCGTTTTTTATATTGATATGATGGTAATATACCGCTACGATTATTAAAATTGCTTTTATCAAGAATATTATATGGTAATGGTTGATATGTATATTTTGTATCAAATGACATTATTCACTTTCTAATATTACATTAGGTTTTTTATCGTCATCAGTACTAATAGTTAATTTAGCTGGAAAGTACATGGGGTTATTTTCCTTATCATATATATAATGGTCCTCTGGTACATTACATTCGAAATTTTTAGTATTTAATTTATATGAATTTTTAACCTCTTCTAATTCCTCATCCGTAAATTCACACGCCATACCTTTTTTACTTCTAATATGAGCGATAACGGATATATGAATAATAAATGGGTTTTCTTTTTCGACATCTGGATGGATTATTTTAGCCTGTGCATATAATAGGTCATATTCGAGCTTGTCTTCGTCCGTGAATTCATCGGGATAAGGTACACTTTTAACAATATTTGATTTAATCATATCTATATATTTTATAGAAAAAAAAAATAATTATTTTACAAATAATTCAATATTATAATTCTTATAAAATCTAATTCCTTTTTTATCCATACTATTATTAATAATCGTTAAACAGTCATTCTTTTCATCTGTTGCATGTTCATATAATTCAATAAAATCATTCATAGTTATGACACCCGAAATATCATCATATATTTTATTTAAAATTTCATTATAACTATTACTCTTAAAAATGCAATATATATCGATATTACTTCTAATGACTGGAGGCAATTGTCGATATGATTGAGTCGTAAATATTAGATTAGTTTTTAAATGTCGATGCTTAATAGTTAAATTAGATAATACGGATTTAGCTTTTTTATTAAATGCTCCTAATCCAACTAAATCATCTAATATAATCCATGTTATTTTAGGTTTAACTTTATCAGGTTTCATATAATCATGATCTTCTAATGCTTGTAATTCCTCATCGTTTAATTTAGATATATCTTTTAATTTATTAAATTTATTATAAATATTAACATATTTAATTATATCATCATATTCATCTTGCTTAGCTTTAATATCATTTAAAATATTTAATATTAATTCATCGCTATAATCTAAATGAACATCATTTTCTTGGTCTAATGAATTTAAAACTTTATATACTTCATTAGCACCACTCGAAGCAGTTGGACAAATTAAAATAGTTCTCATCTCGTATTCGATGCCATCCTCATCCATTATTTTAGACTGTTCATATAATTTTAATATTTTAGTTAATTTATAACTTTTACCTGTTCCTTTAGAACCAATATATAACGATGTATTAAATAATAATGGTAATGATTTATTTGTGGACTGTGGCACATTACGTTTTTTAATATTAAATGGTTTGTCATCGATATTCTCGACTGTCTTTTCTATAATCATCCTTAATAATAATTAGGAGAATAATTCATTATGTAATCGTTGTTTATTTATTTCATATAATTTATTTTTCATTTCATCACGTGATATTTTAATTTCTTTTTTAATTTTAGGTATTTTAACGATTTCTTCCTGTATCTCCTCATCGGTTTCGCTTTCTTCGATTTCGATGGTTCTTTTAATAACCTTTTTTTTACGATTTGCAGGTATACGCACTACCTCATTAATTATTTCTGGTTCTACTTCTTTTGGTGTTAAATTTAATTCTTTAATTTCCGTTTTAGGTTTTGATTTAGATTTAGTAATTTTAACATTATCAACATCTTTAATTATATCATCAACATTTTCATCATTTATAATTGCTTGTCTGGCTTTTGCTTTATCTGCTTTGGCTTGTCGTGCTTTGGCTAATAATTCGGCTCTTGATAATTTAAGTTTTGTTCTTTCTTCATCATTATTCATTTTTATCTTTAAAATAATAATAGAAAAAAAATTTAATAATATCCAACTACATTTAAATGGTATTTAGAAATAACGTCTGGTTTATCTGTGCTAGCATTCATTTTTAACGTATCTAACATTTGCAATTTTCGACCGTCATAATCAAAATCATTTGGTCTCATATGGAATTTAAACGGATCAGCATATTTAGCATTACCAGACCTCATATAATTTCTACTTAAATTTTCATTTTTTTGAAATTGTGGTTCATTTTTATAAGTATTAGCGATTGATGGGATCCGTATATTTTCTGCTTTAAATTCATTTGATACATTACGATTTAACTCTTTAAAAAAAGTTCCGTTATTTGTTTTAACCTCCATTCTAATAATAGTTTAGGTTATTTTTTAGATTACGCTAATATTACGACCTTTTGCAATATTTAGAACTTTAGACAAACGAGCATAAAGAACCGGAACGCATGTTTGAGCATTAGATGCACCGCTAAAATTAGCCTCCCATGTAATGGTTAAAGTTGAACCAAGAGAATTTAAACCAGCAATCCAAAAATCTTTAGTATCTTGAATTGTCAGGTCTTCAATATGAGCAAAATAATATTTGCAGAAATGCACGAGCGAGAATATACAGGCATTAACCCCATTTGTTCCTAGATCAATATGATTATATCCTAATGCTTTTAGAGTTTGAATATATACTTCTTTAGGTGTTAAAAATCCGTAATTAATCGGTCGGTTATTAATACTTACCCGGCTTTCTTTAATAGCCTGAGCATTTCGAAGGAAATAATATGAATTCATGAAACCATCACCGAGAACATCAGTTCTAACAGAACCGGTATTATTAACCTTTCCAACTGGATCGGCTACAATTTGAGACATAGTATAAACAGTTGAGCCAGCATCATTAGAACCATAAACAATCATAGGTTTCCAGGTTGAATTTTGGTCAGTTTTGCAGCAAGTGCAGATAATCTGGTCTAGAGAATTAGCGGATACGTTCCAATTAACATTAATGCCGGTATTTTTAGCAGTTGAAGCGAATCGAGCATTTAAATATGAGTAGAAACCAACATTTAAACCGGATGATGCTAATTTTGACGCTTTAAGATTATAATATTCATCGCTTGCAAATGAAAGCACGTCAATTGTTGCATATACATTATCAAGAGTATAAGAACCACCGGCGAGAGTTTGAGAAGTTGCGTTAATTGTTGATGGTAGAACATATCCGGATGCAAATTGAATTTGAATAAAAACATCGCCTAAATCACTAGTATCTAAACAACTTGGAGAACATGAACCCATAAACGCAAGCCAGTGGCAAATTGCACCGTCTGCTTTTGATGGAGCAGTTGCACCCGTTTTGGTCCAATTGTCAGCAACTAAAGCAACATCAGTAGTAGAAGTAGGGTCTGCAGATGTAAATTTTAGCGATGGGTCGAACCATTCGGTAACGCTACGTTTTGAAAATTGATCAAATGATGAACCTTCCAAATCCATAAGTGTGTTATAAATGAAATTATAAGATGGTAAAATATCGATAGTATTTCCATTAATTATAACTGATATTCTCTCAATAAGAGAGCTGGAATATCGAGGATGTATGAATGTTCCAGTTGTTCCGGATGTTGTGAATTGGTAGAAAAAATTAAATGTTCGTAAATCAACAACAGAACTATTAGGAAGCTTAAAAGTTATAATATCACTTGGAGCAATTGAGGATCCGCGGTCTGGTGTAATTTTAACACCTACACGCGACATATTGCCGGTTAATTGCCGAATACGATAAGATAACGAAGTAGGAAAGGAACTCGTAATATCTCCCATTATATCTAATATTATAATGAGATATTATTTTAAGACCAGAAAAGAATTTAAATATTAAATATTAGGTTTATCAGGTATAATATAATCGTTATTTGTAAAGTCTCGCAATTCCTGCCGATATTGTTTAATGATTTCTAAATTCTCGGGAGTTATTGGAAAATCGATTAAAACATATTTATCACTTTCAGCTAATAATCTATTACGTGTAAATATTAAATTAACTTTTTTCATTTCTTCACGCACCGTTAAAATTACGTCGTCTTC